TCATAAACCAGTTGTTGGTAAACTATTACTTTTTCCATCTTGGTTACAACACGGTGTTAAAACTAATGAAACTGATGATACTCGAATAAGTTTTTCTTTTAATATAAACTTTACATAGTGTGGAAATCCACATAGGAATGCGTAATTATACCTAGTTGCTATACTAAATAATAATGTACTGGAGTTGAAACTATCATGTCCCATTACACACTTGGTTGGCACGACCAACTAAATGAGTATCACGAAATAGGCGAATATGCCACAGACGCTTTTGAAGCAGTAAGACACGCAAGGGAGGATGTACCTTATCTACAGGCACATCCTTTTTCTTTGGAAAAAATTACGGAGGTAAAATGAAAAATATACCTATAAGAGCAACGTTAGTAATTTTTACAACTATTGGAACCGCACTATGGTTCTATCCACACTATGCTTGGGCACACCCCATACTTGTATGAAACAATTTAACACTTGGGTGCTAGACACCACAATTTACATCATTGATTTTCTTTACAGAGGTAGAGACTTTCAAAGATTCTGGGTTCTTGAAGTTATTGCAAGAGCACCATACTTCTCATTCATAAGTGTACTTCACTTTCGTGAGTCACTTGGATTGCGAGGAGAAGATCATATATATTTGATGAAGGAACATTTTTATCAGGCATTAAATGAAACAGAACATTTGGAGGAGATGGAGACTCGTGGAGGTAATGAACATTGGATTGACAGATTCTTCGCTAAACACTTGGTTCTTCTTTACTATTGGATTATGGTTGCTTATTATTTCATTAGTCCAATAGATGCGTATGACATCAATATGAAAATTGAGAAACATGCATATGAAACTTATGTCAAATACTCTGCATATCATCCAGAAGATAAGAAGATTGCAGAGATAGCAGAGGACGAACTCAAACACGCAAGAGAATTGCAACTTGCGATGTCGATGGTTTAGTGATATAATAAATATTACAACCGTAACAATTAAATGATTTCTCTTTTATTACTCACATCTAGTTTTCTAAATTTTATCTTTTACATCTACGCAATCGGTTTTGTTGTTGCATTAGGATTAGAGCAGATAGTTAGAAAAGGTGGTAATGAAAGAGACATTTATATTGTAGAGTATAACAGAAAATATCTTTGGAGAAACACTTGGATTATAAATGCATTTTGGTTTCTAACTAATCTTGGTTTATTTTTTGTTTCAAGAAACATAACCCCTGTCGATAACTTTTGGAGCGAAGGACTATAATGGAAAAAACATATGACGATACAAATTGGAGAGAAGACTACGCTAAAAACTTTTGTAATAATAAAAGACATCTTGAACTATTAGAGAACGGACCTCATAGTTTATCTCAAGCGTGGTTGTTAGGTGCACTTCATAATGAATGGAAAAGAATTAAAGGATACAAAGACGAGCATCCAGAAGAAAATAAAGGTCAATGTCAATCATCTTTGAAGGAGTTTTACTCAAGATATAAAGACCAAGGTATTTGATGCATCGGTTTAAAGAAATATTACCAAACAAACGTAAACGTAAATGGTGGAGGATTAAGTTATGGCAGCTCAAACGGTTACTTGGTCGATTGTTATAATGGTTGCAATTTTATTAATTGCTGTTACAATAGTGATATACTATATAATGAGATATGATTACCTGTTCCCGAATGATTAAATATTTGGCAATACCACTCATATTGGTTGGATGTACAGCACCAGTGACCGACCCACCTGCACACGCTTGTAGTCCTCGTCTGGATGGTAAACCTACGTATTGTCCTGATGAGAAAGACTTAATATTAGTGCCAAGAGATAAAGTAACTTTACCGAGAGATGAAGCGAAGGGAGAGATTGATATAACAAGTCCTTATCATCTTCAGAGTTTGCAGATGATGTTTCAAAGAAATATGAGAAAGGGTCAGATTGAGAAAAATGCGACTTTGCCTTCTGATGCTATAAATAATGCACTAGATGATTTTATGGAGGCACAGTATGGGAGCGATGGTTCCACCGAGCAGGAAAAGCTGCTATAATTTTAGAGTAACGGAGATTAATCGTGTTGTTGACGGGGATACTATTGATGTCACCATTGATCTTGGGTTTGATCTATACAAGAAAGAAAGAGTTAGAGTTGCAGGAGTTGATACGCCAGAGAAAAGAACAAGAGATCTGGAAGAGAAAGCACTGGGACTAGACGCTACAAACTGGATGAAAAAAAATTTGGAGGATGCAATTGATGGAGATGATGAACTCACTATACGAACTGAACTTAAAGGTGGGATGGGTAAGTATGGTCGCTTGCTTGGTTGGTTATACATTGGTGATGATGAACTATCGCTCAACGAAAAAATGATCGAAGAGGGATATGCTTGGGAATATGATGGTGGAACAAAACAAAAAAACTTCGAGGAACTACGAGAGATTCGTAGGTCATTCGGTACACTAAACGAGGGTTAAAAAAATGTCTTGCAACGATCACGAAAAGATGAATCCAATTGTTCATCGTTTATATCATTTGAAAGAGTGGGATAAGAAAAAAACAAAATGGATTCAGAACAAGTTTAACTTGACTGATTATCAAATGCTTTGTATTACATTTGCAAAAGGATTTATCATAGGAGCTATACTACTGTGAAAAAATTTATTGGAGACCAAATCAAAAGATTTTTTGAGACAGGAAAATGGGCAATGAAACTTATTTTCCTTGTTGTTCTAGTAGAACTCGGATTAGTTGTAGGAGTCGTTGCAACTATGGGTAATGAGTTAACTGATGAAGATGGTAAACATATTCATCATCTATTAGCATTAGCAATGACTAAATCATTTGCATTATATTCAATGGAAAAAGCAGGAGAAAATCAAAAGTATCTTATTGAAAATGTAACTAAAAAATGAAATCTTTGTTATTGAAAATTGGAGTTGGTGTATCTGTTGCACTCAATCTTTTTGTATTTACCGTTGCAATGTATGGGTTGTACACTCGTGAAGCAAGAGTCGAAGAGAATCGAAAGTGGTTGAAAGAAACTATCGAGAAAGAGGTTTACGATCAAATTAAGTTTGTAATGCCTAAAGAGTCTGGTGGTGTTTATGTCCCCAATAAATGAAATTGAAGTACCAGATATAACAATACCTAATGTTGTTAGTAATCAACATTGGTTGAATGGTATACCTAATGTTCCAAGTAATCATCCACCAATCACAACACAAATAGGATTTCCAATTGTGGAGATACCTGGTTGTGTCAAGATGCACAAGGATAATAAGGATCATGTAACAAGAATGCCTTTTGATCATGACCTTGTAAATCAAGATGAAGATGGTGTTACAACTTTATGTCCTCACGGTGAATATCCAACATATGATGCAATGGAATATACACCAGAGCAATTAATTATTCAAAGAGAAACTCCTGCTCCACCAGTTGAACCACCACCAGAAATCGAAGCACCAGAAATACCTGACACTGGTGATTTAGGAAAAAAAGAAGATGTGCCTTGTCCTGGTCCTGGTAATTTAAGAGTTGGTGATATTACACAATCAGGTGATGAAAGAGTTGTGGGTCACAAGTTAAGTGATGATGGTAAGGTCTGTGAGACATTATATGAACCAACCTCCGCAGTCGAAAAATTCATTCCCTCTACAAATCAGGCAACAAATGCATTAGCTATCGCAGTTATCGCAACAGCAGGTGCTACAGCGACACCAATTATATTGAGAATAGTTAAACCAATACTTACAAAGATATGGAAAACGATACAAAAAAAGACGGGTAAGAAAGTCGAACCACCTACCCGTTCTGAGATTATATCAAACAAATATCGTGAGAAGAAAGGACTACCACCTCTTAAGAGAAAGAATTAATTATCACCAATAGATATAGTTTTTAGTAAACTTGCATCATTGCTAATAGGTGGTTTAGTTTTGATCTCGTGTGTATGATTTGCAACCACACCTGGTGGATTTATTAACATCACATCTGCACATACCTTAGCATATTCTGTACCAGGTTTAAATATAATTCCAGCCTTCATTAGTTCTCCACAGTTCTTTAATCTTGCGATTTCAAAGTCTAATCTTTTATTTGCTACTGCTTGATTCATTAATGCTATATTTGCTTCTGCTGCCTGTTTACATTGCTCTTGTAGTTTCTTGTCTAATGGTTTTGACCATGTAGCGGATATACCTACTGATAATGTGCTACTATCTTTCTGTCCTGTTCTTGTTGGTTTATAATATAAAATTTGACCTGGATTGTCTGGCACATCGTCATTATCTGCGTCTACATTGTTGTACACTGGATCCATATAGTAAGATTCGTAAGGACGCTTTACTGCAATATTTCCTGTGGCGAAGGGTGTTATGTTCATGGTAGGACCCTGACATTGTATCCCATTACCATATGTGTTTGTTATATACGGACCTTGTAAAACTTGTATTGCCTGGTTGGTCACTGAGCCACTAGAATTGGCGACTGGATTTGCTGTAGCTGAAACTCCCCCAATGTCTGAAGCGAATGATGGGGTTGCTGTTCCAACTGTGAGACACAGTGATATCAGTTTGAGAACGTGCTTGTCGTGTTTGTGACGCTTTGGATAGTGGTGGTTCTCTGTATTATTGTGTGATTTGAAAGACCTGGGCCAGAATAACTTTCTGTAAATTGAAAGGCTTCTCCTGGTGTTGTTATCGTGAAGTTTGGTTTGTTGTTTATATCCAAGTTCGTCCATGTTGAAGTCACTCCATTTAATGTATTACTATTTCCTGTTGTATTAGGAGCAGAAATAGTACCCCCATCGTGGGATATATTTGTACCAGTTATCACATATTGATAACCAGTATCATAATTCATTGAATTAATTGTTTCAGTTACGGTAGATGTTGTCTCCGTGTTGCTGGTCATTGAGCCCTGGGTAAAATTAGGAACCACAGGAACAGCATTCACAGTCCTCGCACTCGCAAGGGCAGACACACCCACAACAATCGCAAGTAATCTCTTCATTACTCATCATTGAACGGTCAACTCATTGACGAATTGGCCAGTCGCCACAGTACCAGCTCCGCCAGCTGTTATTGTCATAACTCCTGCTGTTGTGATTGTACCAGCTAAATCACCAGCTGTTCCTGCAGCTGTTGATACTTGGTCTGAGAAGTTACTTACAGCACCGACTGATGGTGCAGATTGTGATACTGCATCACCTTGAATGTAGGTTTGGCTATAGCTGAAACTTGCACCTGGAACGTCTTGGGTAGCTGCTATAGTACCTGGTGCCATAACACCACTTGTGATAGTTCCTGCAGAAACTGTATTTACTGTTGTGCCATCTGTTGTATCAACACCATTTCCAGAAACAGAGTATGAACTTCCGATTCTTTCAACCTGTGTTGCAGCTGCATTCACTTGTAATTGAATACTTGAACTGAGTTTATGTGTAATATCCGCAAATGCAGGTGAACTAAAACCCGCAAACAATAATATAGGTAATAGTTTCTTCATCTGTAAATGTACCTATTAACGTAGCTTTATTTAGCAAACTTAAACTTATGGTTTGCAAATCAAAAATATGTGTTATACTATAGGTACAGTTTATAGACACTATGAAGTTATTTTTGGATACCGCAGATACAGAGTTAATAGAAAAACACTTTCAAACAGACTTGATTGATGGTATCACAACAAATCCAACTCTAATTATGAAGAGTGGTAGAGACCCAGAAGAGGTTTATCAACAACTAATAGATTTAGGTATTGATGACATTAGTATGGAAGTTGTTGGTGACTTTGATGAAATGTATATGGAAGGGTTACGTCTTTCCCGTAAATTTGGAAAGAACGCAACAATCAAAGTTCCTTGTACTCCTGCAGGATTAAAAGTATGTAAGAAGTTGTCAAGAGATTTAGTGAATGTTAATGTGACTCTTATATTTTCAGCAGCACAAGCAATACTTGCTGCAAAGGCAGGTGCAAAGTATGTCTCACCGTTTGTAGGTAGAGTTGATGATAATTCATTTGATGGTATTGATTTAATTGACCAGATTAGTGATGTATATACAATTCAGAATATAAGAAAGACAGAGATACTTGCAGCATCAGTTCGTGATGTTAAGACAGTATCTGATTCATTTGCATCAGGTGCTCATGTAGTTACAATGCCACCATCTGTCTTTGAGAAAATGTACAATCACGTTCTAACAGACAAGGGTTTGTATCTCTTCGATATGGATTGGGCAAAGGTCAAAAGGTAAAGAAATCAACACACTTGACACACTCTCGACGTTGTGTTACAATAAATACCATTACATAGAACAACGGGATCGAAAGATCGTGCCCCTGCGTAGAATGTAAAATTCTAGTCGAAAGAATTTCCATCCGCAGGTTTTTTATTGCTTGCGAGATACTATAAAAAAAAATGATTAAATCAACAATCGCTGCTGTAGCAGCATCCCCTTTCCTATTCGCTGGTGCGGCTTTTGCTGGTCCATACGTTAATTTGGAAGCAACTGGTTCTTATCCTGATGGTGCATATTCATCTGGTGGAATCGAAGCAGTAGTCGGATATGAGGGTGCTACAGAATCTGGAATCGGATACTATATTTCTGGTGGTCCAACTGTAACACATACAGAAACAACTGACGAGTTCGGTGATGTAGAATTCATCGGTTATGTCGGTGGTTCATACGATAAGTTCTACGGTGAACTATCTGCAGTAACCAACGAAGACCTTGTTGATTGGGGTGCAAAAGCAGGTGTTAAGTTTACATTCTAGGCTTTAGTAACAACTTTACAAAGACCTCTACATAGTAGGGGTCTTTTTTATATAATGAATTTACTCAAACATCCGTTGTTTCAGATCAATATGATATTGGTTTGTTCTCTTGTGTTCATAGAGTTAATGCATATCAACTATCACAGAACAGCACCACCTTGTCCTGCACAGCAAATAGAGATGGAAGATGATTGGTGATATATAGTTATAATATCGTAACATTTTGTAATGACTAGTAAAGCAAAGACACTATTAAAAGTTGGATTGCCACTCGTAATAGTAATCCAACTTATTTCAATAACTTTTTTATTGGCGAAGATGAGTAAAGATAAAGCATTTTCCTGTAAAGCAGTCGGTAATTATTTTGTGTGTAAACAAATTAAATTAAAATGATATATAATATAACGATTACATTATGTAAGTGAATGAAGTAAAGGTAAGAATGTTAAAGATGGAACCAATCAAAGTGAGGTGTAAATCCTGTGGTAAGGAGATAAGAGCTACTGCAGGAAAATCAGTATGTTGTGGTTGTTCAAATATGACAACCATCAAAGGAGATGTCATATCTGCTGTTGATTTAAGCAAAGTTATTATGCTTAATACATACACAACGAAGAAAGATAGTGGTATATCACAGGAGCAAATTGAGTGGCAAGAGCAACGTAGTAAACGCAAAATTCGTAAGTTAGACTTTGAAGTTCGCTAAATAATTGTACTTAGACCAGAACTCACCACTCTTTTCTATACGTGAGGAGGTCATAAGGGAAGAATTTTAAAGACGAATGGATATCAAAAAAGAACTCGATGAAGTTCAAAAAAAGATAGACGAAATTAAGAAAAGTCAGGAAACCCTAAAAAAGATTGCTGATTTACAGGAGAAACAAGACAAAAAAATGGGGAAACGACCATATAGTGGTGGTTATGAGATGATATGATATAATACATATTAAAAAGCAATCCGATATGTTCAAAGCACTAATCACAGAGTTTCCTCTGTCTGATGTTCCCAAAGAGAGAACAGTCACGGAGGAGAAGATACGGAAGTATACCTACACCAAAGATGAAGTAGATGTACTTATTTCTGCTGCTGTAGAGAAAGCAGTTGAAGAAGCAAAGAAAATTGATGACGAATCAATGGCAAAGCATAATCGTGATGCCACTGTGATAAGTATGATTCTTGGATTCACTACGCTTGCTTTATTTGTAGATGGATTATTAAGAATGTTTGGAATTATTCCACCATTTATGGATTTAGATGTTAATATATTAAATAAGATTGAAACTGATATTATAGATAAGATAAAACAAGTCCCTATTCAAAAAATATTACAATCTGGTTTTAGATGAGCGACACTTTAATCTTTATATACCTTGTATTCTTTGTAATACTATTTGCTTCCACGTTTGCGTTTATGTGGAGGATGATGTCATCAACTATCGCAGAGATGGATAGAAGACCTACAAGGTCATATTCAGATTCGATGAAACCTTATAAACCACCAGCTCCACACCCAGAGATGGAGGGTGTTAGAACTGGAGAAGAGTTGTTAGTATATACACCAGAGGATGAAGATGATGATGACGACGATGATGGAGATATACCTTTATATACAGGAGAAAATATATAACTTTTTGCTTGACTAATTGGTGCTATTCAAGTATAATATAAACATATATTATGAAACACTATGGAAGTTCTACATGAAAAATACCCTTACAGGTATGTTGAAACTGGAATCATTGAATTGAACGGTGAACCAGATTACCGTATTCAAAAGTATAATACATACAGTATGAGGTATAGAGATATGTATCTCTGTGATAACTTCATGCAATTAGAAACTGCAATGGAGGACTTTGAATATACAAAATGGTTAGACCCATCACCAGAAGTTACTGCATACGCAAAAAATGAGAGAACAACTGATTAAGGCACTTTTAGCACACGCTCAAGGTGACATTCAAAAGCACGTTGCAAATGTAGAAGTTTACCTTACAAATCCAGCTGGAATTGGTGAACATTCTAATATTGTTGAGGCAATCGAGCAAGAACTTGATATGATTGCGAAGTATCAAGATCAGATTGATATTATACATAAGTATTTCAAGAAATGAAAGAGGAAAGACCTTGGGGTTGGTATGAAGTAATTGATCAAGGTGACAGGTATAAAGTCAAGAACATTGAAGTTAAACCTGATTCAAGTTTATCTCTTCAACAGCATCATCATCGCACGGAGCATTGGATTGTCGTGAGTGGCACTGCCTTGGTTCAATTGAATGATGATAAACAATTGTTGACAGAGAATCAAAGCACATACATACCACTTGGTTGCAAGCATCGTTTGTCAAATCCTGGTAAGATACCACTTAAAATTATTGAAGTTCAAAGCGGATCATATCTAGAAGAGGATGATATCGTAAGGTTTAATGACAATTACGGAAGGACTTGACAATACATAGTATTATCTTTATTATGACATTATGAAATACGCTAGAACAGCATTAATAACAGGCATAACTGGGCAGGATGGTTCTTATCTTGCCGAGTTTTTATTGTCTAAGGGGTATGACGTGCACGGTATTGTGAGGAGAAGTTCTCTGATTAATACACATCGTATTGACCCAATCTATAGTAAGATTAAACTTCATTATGGTGATATGACCGATTCTGGTAGTATTATTCATATTATACAGAAAGTTCAACCACACGAAATTTATAATCTTGCAGCACAAAGTCACGTCAAAGTCTCTTTTGAACTGCCAGAGTATACAGGTATGGTTGATGCGATGGGAACACTTCGTATTCTTGAAGCAGTAAGAATACTTGGTATGCAGGATGATGTAAGAATCTATCAAGCATCTACATCAGAACTTTATGGACAGGCACAAGAATTTCCGCAGACAGAAACAACACCATTTCATCCACGTTCTCCATACGGAGTTGCGAAACTTTATGGGTTCTGGATAATAAAGAACTATCGTGAAGCATATAATATGCACTGTAGTTCTGGTATTCTATTCAATCACGAATCTCCAAGAAGAGGAGAGACTTTTGTAACTCGTAAGATTACACAAGGTCTTTCAAGAATATCTGTTGGTCTACAAAATGTTTTGTATCTTGGTAATCTTGATGCAAAGAGAGATTGGGGTCACGCAAAAGACTATGTTGAAGCGATGTGGATGATGCTACAACAAGATGAACCAGATGATTATGTCATTGCTACTGGTGAACAACACTCTGTTCGTGAATTTGTAGAGGCAGCAGCACCTATATTTGGATTTAATATTGAGTGGATGGGTGAAGGCATAGATGAGATAGGAATAGACAAGACTACAAAGAGAACTATTGTTGCTGTCAATGAAAAGTATTTCAGACCTGCAGAGGTTGAGAGTTTACTTGGTGATGCAACAAAAGCAAAAGAAAAATTAGGGTGGACACCTACAAGATCGTTTAAAGAATTAGTTGAGGACATGTGTATCTATGGACAGTGATTCAAAAATTTTTGTAGCAGGACATAATGGATTGGTTGGTTCTGCAATCGTTCGTAATCTTGAATCGAATGGATATACAAATATAATTACAAGAACTCGTGATGAACTTGATTTAACAGAAAGTGATGCTGTTAAAAAGTTTTTTATGGAGGAAAGACCTGAGTTTGTTTTTCTTGCAGCAGCTAAAGTAGGTGGAATTGGTGGTAATTCAGATTATCCCGCTGATTTCATCTATCAGAATCTGATGATACAATCAAATATAATTCATTCAGCATACATCTTTGGTGTTAAAAAACTTTTATTCTTAGGTTCATCTTGCATCTATCCTAAGTTTGCAAAGATACCAATTTCAGAAGATCAATTATTAACTGGTGCTCTTGAACCAAGTAATGATTCATATGCGATTGCAAAGATTGCAGGTATTAAAATGTGTCAAGCATATCGTAAACAGTTTGGGTTTAATGCTGTTGCTGTGATGCCAACAAATCTATACGGACCAAATGATAATTTTGACCATAATTATGGACACGTTTTACCATCATTGATTGCAAAGTTTCATGGTTCAAAAGAGAAGAGTGAACATTGGGTAGTTAAATTATGGGGTGATGGTTCACCTAAAAGGGAGTTTCTGCACGTTGATGATTTAGCAGAAGCACTTAATATTATTATGGATAGATATGATGATGAAGAAATAATTAATGTTGGCACAGGAGAAGATATTACAATCAAAGAATTAGCAGAAATGATAGTTGAAGTTACAGGATACGAGAATCAATATGAATGGGATACATCAAAACCAAATGGAACACTTCGTAAAGTTTTAGATGTTGATAAAGTAAAATCGTTAGGTTGGGAACCAGAGATTGGATTAAGAGAAGGACTTGAAAGCACATATGAATGGTATAAAAAGAGTATTGGATATGAAGAAGTTGTCCATAAAGTTAGTCCTTTCAGAAGATTTTTAGATTGGATGGATCAATGAGAGTCGCTGTATTAGGTTCAAGTGGACAAATAGGAGCATATCTTACAGAGCATCTTACAAAGAAAGGACATCTTGTAAGAGAGTTTGATATTGATAATGGTAATCATGAAGATATGACACATATTCCAAATACCTTTCTAAGAAATGTAATTATGGATTCAGACTTTGTTTTCTTCCTTGCATTTGATGTCGGTGGTTCAAGGTATCTTAAAAAGTATCAGTATACATATGATTTCATAAACAACAACACTCGTATGATGGCAAATACTTTTGACATATTAAAAACGTATAAAAAAAAGTTTATATTTGCATCTTCACAAATGTCTAATCTTTCTTTCTCATCTTATGGATTACTCAAAAATCTTGGTGAACTGTATGCAAAATCTCTTGGTGGATTGACCACAAAATTTTGGAATGTATATGGTATTGAAAAAGATTATGAGAAGTCACATGTGATTACAGATTTTATTAGAAAAGGATTTGAAACTGGTGTGATTGATATGATAACAGATGGTCAAGAAGAAAGAGAATTTTTATATGCACAAGATTGTTGTGAGGCTCTTGAAACTGTAATGAATAATTATGATGATTTTAAATCTGATGATGAGTTACATGTTACTAGTTTTACATCAATAAAAATTATTGACATTGCAAATATTATAAAACAAAAATTTGAAATGATAGGTAAAAATGTTGATATAAAACCTTCTATAGATATTGATACAGTGCAACAAAATTCTAAAAATGTTGCGAGTAATTATCTAACTAATTGGTGGAAACCTAAGACAACATTAGAGGATGGAATTGCAAAAGTATTTGCATCTATGAAAAAAAATTATGACTAAAGTAAGTACGATTACACCCTGCTATAATATGGGCAGATATATTAAAGGGTTTCTTGAAAATGTATCTACACAAACACACAAAGATTTAGAAATAGTTCTTGATCATAATGATCCTACAGAAACGGAAGTAAAACTAGTTGAGCAGCACAACGATAAGTATGATAACGTTTTTCATATTCAAGTTGAGGGTGTAGATCCTATAGGAATATCAATGAATCGTTGCATCGAAAATGCAACAGGTGATTATCTTTGTATCTGGAATGTAGATGATTTGAGGACACCAAATTCAATTGAGATGATGGCAAAGACATTAGATGATAATCCAGATGTAAATTTTGTCTATGGTAATTATCATATTGTTCCAACTTTTGGTTCTACTAATGGACAATACGTTGACGAAACAGGTAAAGAAGAATATCTAAAAGTTGGTATGATTCTTGGACCTTTCTTTATGTTTAGAAAGTCTGCCTTGAAAAAATCAGGAGTGTTTGACGAACAATTAATGTCAGGTGCTGATTATGATTTAGCATTAAGACTTGCATTTAATGGTAAAGGTTTGCATATTCCAGCTAATCTTGGATACTATTTAAATGATGGTCAAGGATTGAGTACAGGTAGTAGAAAACAACCTATAGAAAGAACGGTTATAGAACTTAGATATGGTGTTAGAGTATTAGAACCAAACTTAGTGCCTGAGACAAGAGCATATGATGTAGAAAATATTATTATTGATGATAAGAAAATACCAGCTAAAACTTTTAAATGAAAGTAATATCTCTTTTACCATTTAAGAATGAAGAATGGGTTTTGCCATCTTACTTACATTCAATAAAAAGATTATCAAATGAAATCATAGCGATAGATGATGGATCAACTGATAACTCTGTTAGAATATTAGAAAGTGCAGGTGCAAAAGTTTACTCATCAGAAAAATTAAAAAACTTTAATTCTGGTTGGTCAGAGGGTTCAATTAGAGCAGAACTTTTGAGATTAGGTAGAGAGGCAGGAGGAACACATTTTATATGTCTTGACGCAGATGAAACTTTTACTAATCCTGCAATCACAACTATAAAGTATATGTTACCTAATTTAAAACCAGGTGACAAAATGGCATTTGAGTGGTTAGCACTTTGGAAAAGTTATACAAAATATAGGCATGATGCAACTGTATGGAGTAATAATTGGAAAGAATTTATTGTATGTGATGAACCAACCTTGAGTTATAATTCAAATCAACATATGCATCTGGGAAGAACACCAGTAGCACTAAATGAAGTTGGAGACTCAAGATGGATTCGATTTTCAAATACTGATGGAGCAGTGATGCATTTTCAGTTCTCTGCTTATAATAATTTTCAATTAAAACAATCTTGGTTTAGATGTTCAGAATTAATTCAATCACCAAATACAGAGTCATCTATTAATAGTAAGTATTCAATTACATTACTTGATGATAATGTAGGTCTTGCAAATATGCCAGAGTCTTGGTATAATGGAATTACTTTACCAAATGTAGAAAATTTTGATCCTGATTGGAATGAAAGTTCTTATGTGAGAAAAGATTTATTACCTGGTATATTCAAATATTTTGAAGACTATGGTGTAGAATATTTTGAAAAATTAAATATTTGGCACATACCACAATTAAGAAATTATTTTATTAAAGAAACAGCGAGGAGACCTAGATGATTAAAATTGCATTTATAAAGTTTGGTGGTATGGCAAATGGTGGTACAGAAAAATATCTACAAACTATCGCTGCACATTTACCAAAAGATGATTTTGAAGTTGATTTTTTTTAT